TAGGGATGGACTCGCTTGTCACAAGCTGCCTGACGAATTGAGCCGTATCGCGGAACACTCGTGTTGTGAAACAGGCAGCTTTTCGTTGTGATGAAATACATAACCGTAGTGGGCGGGCGTTAACCGCCTGACAAATTCTTAGGGCTGCCAAATTGGCGGCCTTTTTTTATGCCTCAATGACTACGCACCCAACCGGAAACCCGGAGGGGGAGAATATGAAAATGGACGAAAAATACAGTAACGCTACATATGGTGGTGCTGGAATTACGGCCTTCTTTGCAAGCTTATCCCTTCAGGATTGGGGCTTTATCGCTGGCGTGCTGATTGGGGCGCTCTTTACTGCTTTGACGTATTTCCTGAATCGTCGCGAACAGATGAAGCGTACCCGAATCCTTCAAGAAATCGCCGACAAGGTGGATGCCAAGAATCCATCAGCAACCGCCCAGGTTGTTAACGAGCTCGCGCAGAAAACCAGCGAGGTCTGAGGTGGCAAATTTTAAAACGAAACTCAGTGCAGCAATGTTGGCACTGATCGCTGCTGGCGCTTCTGCACCGACTCTGATGAGCCAGTTTCAAAATGAGAAAGAGGGCACCAGTCTGATTGCTTATGCGGATAAGGGCGGCATCTGGACTATCTGCGGCGGCGTGACTTATGTGAATGGAAAGCCTGTACTCAAGGGCATGAAACTAACTCGGGCGCAGTGCGATGTTATCGACAAAGCAGAGCAAGCCAAGGCGCTGGCGTGGGTTGATAAAAACATTCACGTTCCACTTACTCCTCCCCAGAAAGTCGGTATCGCTTCCTTTTGCCCGTGGAACATCGGACCGGGGAAATGCTTCTCGTCGACGTTTTACCGCAAAATAAATGCTGGTGATCGCCTCGGAGCATGCGTAGAGATTAAACGCTGGATCTGGGATGGCGGGAAAGATTGCCGAATTCGTTTGAACAACTGCGCAGGCCAGGTCATCAGGCGTGATCAGGAAAGCGAACTGACGTGCTGGGGGCTGGATGAATAACAATTTATCGATTGTGCTGGCCTTCGTGGCTGGCGCTGCGCTCACCTGGTGGATTGAAGGAATACGCTGGGACGCCGACGTGTCAAAGCTGAAAGCGACCCACACCGCAGAGCTGAAGAAATTCAGTGATCAGGCAGTGATTGACCTGACCAACCAGAAGAAGCGCACCGAAGCGGCACAAACCGCGCTGGCGGCGCTGGATGCCAAACACACGAAGGAATTAGCCGATGAACAGGCCAAAAATGACCGGTTGCGTGCTGATGTCGCTGCTGGTACTCGCCGGGTGCGAATCGCCGCGGCAAACCTTGCCAACTGCGAGCTCGTCGGGAGTAGCACTACCGGAACCGGCGGCGTGGGCGATGCAGCACAAGTCGAACTCTCTGGCGCTGGTGGACGGGCTGTTCTCGATCTCCGAGCCAGCGCCATCAAAGACAACGAAGTGATTGAATATCTCCAAGGCTATATCGAGCAAGTTGCAAAACAATGCAAACCTTAATTCTCTGGAGAAACTTCCTGGATAACAACCTCATCCTCATTGACCGATTGGGTTGGATGTTGGGCTGATTTAAGGCTCTCCCAATGATTGGTGCTAAATTGCACAACTTTTTGGATAGCAACAAAATGGCCTTTGTCATGGTTGGCAATATATCCATCGATCACAGGTGTTAGCATGCAACCAAGTGGCACTTCAAGATTAGATTTAACCCAGATTGAGAACTTCAGATTTCCTGGTGCAGTCACTTTTAAAATCTGCAGGTTCTCTGCCGTTGAAAAGATTCTGTCTACAACTTTCCATTCCATAGGTTTTCACTCTGTTGAAAGGGTACCCTAACAATAGTGCACAAAATGCTAACAGTCCTTATAAAACTTCAGTAGTTGAGCTATGAGTTCTCAATATCGCAGTCAACCAGCACGATTAACAAGTGATCCAATACCTTCAGAGCTATGCAGCAGAAGCCCAGAAGCGTTGCTAAATTAACTAATAGGAAACAGCCATGACCGTAAAAGCAAAATTCCGCTGCCACTTCATTCAAAAGGCAGATGATGATTCCAGTCGGACCATTCATATGAGTGTAGTCACTTCCGGCAGCCATGAAAATGAAGCCTGGTCAAAGCTCACGCCGGGCGGCCAGATTCAGATGGATATTTCTAATCCTGATGCATTCAGCCAGTTCGAACAGGGCAAGGAATACTACGTCGAAATTCAGCCTGCTGGCTGAGTAGGCATTATAGAAGGCATTCACTGAGTGCCTGTGTTAATGCTTTTTTAGATTGAATTTTGGGCGTAATATCCTATTTCCAATTGTGAAAAGGAGGTTGTGATGTCTATTGAAAAATTCAAAAATCTTGAAGATCTTAAAGAAAAAGCCAGCAAAATAAATTCTGCAAGAAGCCAAATTACTGAAGGCCAAAGACCACTAGCTATTCAGGCTGCACTGAAAGAGATGGGAGATTACTTACTCTCGCAAGACTTCAGCTTAACTCATTTGACTTATCCGGAAAGAGATTTCAATGCGGTATATAAAGAAATAGAGTTGAATGTAACTGCAACTGAGGATAGCGAGCATTTAATAGGTGCTGACTATAATATTTTCCTTGCTTCAGGGAGTAAAAAGTTAACTGTCACTCTTAATCTTAATCGCGGGACAAGAGTTAATCCAGCTCTGGCCCATGGTACTATAGATGATCAAATTAGTGATTATGAAAACCGCTACATCCCAGAATTAGAATCACTTAGCTCCGATGAGTTAGATGGAAGCTATACATTGTCTGCTGTTATTAAAATTAATGGGCAGAATAAACAACACAAGTTCAAAAATGGAAAAGAGGTAATTGATAAGTTTTTCGAAGCTTAAAAACCCCATAATCTGCATTAATCAACCCTGCATCTGCAGGGTTTTTTATTGCTGACATTTTTTCAGGAGCATTTATGCAGGTCACTATCGATGGTGTCCCGTATGCGCCTGCGTACAAATTGGGTTCGTGGATTGGCCTAGGGGCCATTATTTATCGGAGCTTATGTGTCACACGTCTTTTATCTAACACCATTCAAAGCCGGTGATATCGGCGGTGGGATCAACGACTCAATATCCAGATTGCCTCCTGATGCTTGGGTTTGCATACGTGACGCTGACACGATGTTCCTCACGCCTCAGCAGCAGAAACAAATCGCGGACATTGCTGGCGCTGACCCTGAGTTCGATGTGATTGGATGTATGACTAACCGGCTCCGATCTCCATACCAAACGCACGGCGGACAACTCAGCGATGAACCTGATATTCGAGTTCATCTGCAGATCGCCGAGGAGCTTGAAAGCCGTCACTGGGGCGAACTGGTGGAACTGCCAGCGCCAGAAGTGGTTGCCGGGATGCTCATGCTATTTCGTGTTTCTCTCTGGCAGAAAATTAAGTTTCAGCAGCGCTCCATCTATTTCGACAAACAGTTCTGCGCTGCAGTGCGTGCGGCCGGCGGTAAGCTGGCGATAGCGCGCGGCGTCTACCTGTTTCATCTTTATAGGTTCGGGAAGTCGAACCCCTGCGATTACACGGCGCATTTAACATGACAAAGATTGGTATCGGGATCACCACACACAACCGCTATGACGTGTTCAGTAAGACGCTGGCGGAAATAAAACGTCTGGCACCTGCTGGCGCTGAAATCGTCGTTGTTGATGATGCGAGTGATAAGCCGGTACCAGAGGCAACCTACCGTTTCGCGCGGAACGTGGGCATCGCCGCGGCAAAGAATAAGTGCTTCGAGCTGCTCGAAGGTTGCGATCATATCTTCCTGTTTGACGACGATACTTACCCGCTGGTTCAAGACTGGCATCAGCCATACGTCGCCAGCCATGAGCCGCACCTGATGTACATCTTTCAGGACTTTGCGACCGGCACCAAACTTAACGACACCATCAAGATTTATCAGGACAGCGAGATCACCGCCTGGTCACACGCGCGCGGCTGCATGCTGTACTTCAAGCGCATCTGTCTCGATGTTGTCGGCGGTATGGATCCGGTGTTCGGTAAGTGGGGCTGGGAACATCCGAACCTGTCCGAGCGAATTTATAACGCTGGCCTGACGTCATTCCGATACAGCGACGTGACAAACAGCGCTGGCCTGTTCTGGTCTGCTGACGAACATCAACTGGTTCAGTCCACAGTTGCCGGTCCCGACCGTTCGGTGATGATCACCCGTAACCGGCCAATCTATGAGGCGAACCGAGACAGTGACCGGTTCGTGCCATACAAACCGGCAGCAGGTGAAGACGTGATCATTACCACCTACTTCACCGGGCAACCTGATCCACAGCGCGGTGAAGTGTGGAAGCCTGACTATGAAGAACTGCGACCGCTGATTGACTCAATGCGCGGTCAGAAGCTGGTGATCCTGCATGACTGCTTTGATGTTGCAGACAGCGACGCAGTGCAGCACATCAAGGTTCAAACCAGCCTCTCACCTTACTGGCAACGATGGGTAAGCATCCTTCAATACCTCCACCGGAACCCGACCACGCGTCGGGTTTTTTGTGTCGATGGTACCGACGTGGAGATGCTCAACAATCCATTCGACAGCATGGGCATTTATCTCTACACCGGTGATGAACCGGAGAAGGTTGACTGTCCGTGGATGCGCAACCATCACCCGGCTGCTTTCCTTCAGTCATTCATGCGAAACAATGCGAACCACACGCTGCTGAATGCTGGCCTGCTGGGTGGCAACCGTGACGTGGTGATCGCGTTCATTACGAAGATGCTGCGTTACTGGGCGGACAACGTGAGCGATGTGCATTACCGCAAGGCGGTGACCGTCGGTGATAGCGACATGGGCCTGTTCAACTATACGGCTCTGACGTTCTTCCGCGACCGGCTGCAGCACGGGCAGCAGGTCAACACAGTGTTCAAGCGATTCGAGCGCACCGGCGCCAGCTGGTTCAGACACAAGTGAGACAGGATGAAAGAGCCAAGGGTATATGGCAGCAAGTGGAATAAAGCACGGCTGCAATTCCTTCAAGAGAACCCGTTGTGCGTGATGTGTCAGGAGCAGGGCCGCATCGTTGCGGCCAGCGTCGTTGACCACATCGTCGGGCATAAGCTTAAGGATGCGTTGCTGACCGGCAATCCTGCGATTATTAAGCCAGCTCAGAAATTATTCTGGGACAGGAAGAACTGGCAACCGTTGTGCAAGCTGCATCACGATTCGACAAAGCAGCGCATGGAGAAGAGCGGCCATGTCTCGGGCTGCGACGAGCACGGGATGCCGATCGACCCAAAATCTCACTGGAATAATTTCATAAGCAAATGATATCGATTCTCAGGTGGGCGGGGGGAGGGCAAAAGTTTGAGGCCGAGGCCCGCAAAGACCGACCACTGTCCTTTCTGTGCACAACCGCGAAATGAAAAGTTTTTTTCTGGGCTGTTTTCGGCCTAAATCGAATAGTTGCATGTGAAACCATTTTACTTGCAATTGATACAAATTCTCGTTTGAAAGGGAGGTTTCTATGGCCGGTCGTCGCCCGAAACCGACCAAGTTAAAATTGGTAACTGGTAATCCGGGCAAAAGAAAACTGAATGAAAAAGAGCCCAAGCCCGCGAGAGAAATTCCGAGCCCGCCGTCTCATCTGACTGATTGGGGCAAAACAGCCTGGGGGCGGCTGACTGTACTGCTCGATGGAATGGGCGTCCTTACTGTCGCAGACACGATGGCCCTTGAGCGGCTTTGTGATTTGTACGCGGAAATCCTGCATCTGCGACAGCTCATCGAAATTGAAGGTCGCACCTACACAACGAAAACCCAAATGGGTGATTTCCTGATCAAGGCAAATCCGGCGGTTTCAATGTTGGCAGATGCCGATCGTCGTTTTAAAAGCTATCTGGTGGAATTCGGCCTGACGCCTGCCGCCCGTACAAAGGTGCATGTGAATGGTGACCAAGAAGAAGACGACCCGCTCAACCAGTTCTTCGGTTGATGCTGCGACGCAATATGCGCTGGACGTAACGGAAGGGAAGATTCTTGCCGGTCCAGACATTCGCAACGCCTGCGCCCGGCATATCCGGGATTTAGAACACGGTCCGTCTCGAGGTCTTTTTTGGGATGTTGAGGCGGTAGAACGCGTCATTACCTTCTTTGCGAAAGTGCTGAAGCTGAACGGCGGCGATCATGAGGGTAAGCCATTCATCCTTCTACCCTGGCAGAGTTTTATAGTGGGATCGCTTTTTGGATGGAAAGCGGAAGACGGTACCCGCCGGTTTCGTATGAGCTACATCGAGTCTGGTAAGGGTTCTGGTAAATCCCCGCTGGCGGGCGGCGTTGGCCTTTATTGCCTCGTTGCCGACAAGGAAGCCCGCGCGGAAATCTACGCGGCGGCCACTAAAAAAGACCAGGCGATGATCCTATTCCGCGATGCCGTATCGATGGTCGATCAGTCACCGGCGCTGGCGCAAAGAATTGTGAAGTCAGGTACCGGTTTAAACGTATGGAATCTGGCTTTTTTGCAGAGCGGTTCCTTTTTCAAACCCATCAGCTCCGACGATGGGCAATCCGGACCGCGTCCGCACTGCGCACTGATTGACGAAGTGCACGAACACAAAACCAACACCGTTGTTGAGATGATGCGCGCCGGAACAAAGGGGCGGCGTCAGGCGCTAATGTTCCTGATCACCAACAGCGGGCATGACAAAACCAGCGTTTGTTATGACTACCATGAATACGGTCGAAAGATTGCGGCCGGTATGGAAGAAGATGACAGCTTTTTCAGTTTCATCTGTTCTCTGGATGAAGGGGATGACCCTTTCAAAGATGAATCTTGCTGGGGTAAGGCTAACCCCTCCCTCGGCCAGACATTCACAGATAAATACCTTCGCGAGCAGGTCACGCAGGCGCGCGGAATGCCAGCAAAAGAAAGCATTGTCCGTCGCCTTAACTTTTGCCAATGGGTTGATGCGGCTAACCCTTGGATGGGCAGCGATGTCTGGATAGGTTGCGAGTCGGATTTTGACCCGGACGAGATGATCGGTGAAGAGTGTTACGGCGGCCTTGACCTGTCAGGTACGCGAGACTTAACCGCGCTGGCGCTCTACTTCCCGCAAAGAAAACGCCTGATTGTTGAGTTCTGGACGCCGAAAGAGACGCTTTTGCACCGGGCTAAGACAGACCGAGTGCCTTATGACATGTGGGAGAAAAAAGGGTTCTTACACGCTACGCCGGGCAACGCTGTCAAATATGGGTTTGTTGCAGAGCGTATCGCCGAGCTCGCGCTGAAATTCCAGATCAAGGCTATCGCCTTTGACCAATACCGCATTAAGTATCTCGAGCCTGAGCTTGATGAGGCTGGTGTGGGTGTACAGCTCATTCAGCATGGACAGGGGTTCTATAAAGCGGCTGACTCTGGCCTGTGGATGCCGCATTCCATCGAGTTATTCGAAGGGTTGTTGGATGACAAAGAAATCGAGATCCACCTTAACCCCTGCCTCCGTTGGAACGCAGCATCAGCCGTGATTGAAACAGACCAAAAGAACAACCGAATTTTTGCAAAGAAAAAGAGTACCGGCCGCATCGATGGCGTGGTTGCTGCGGCAATGGCGATCGGTGCGGCTGACGGGGAGGTTGAAGACGATTTCAACCTAGATGATTTTCTGTCGAGACCGATGAGCATGTAATGTCAGAAACCAACTATAGCATTGACCTTCGCACCAATAATGGTCTGTGGGCGCGCATGGCATCGTGGTTTGTCGGTGGGCGTCTGGTGAACCCCGATCAGGGATCACAGACCGGGCCGGTGTCGGCGCATGGTCATTTGGGTGATTCTTCCATCACAGATGAACGTGCACTGCAGATATCCACTGTGTGGGCCTGCGTACGCCTCATATCTTCCGTGACGTCGTGTTTACCTCTCGACGTATTCGAAACCAAGAACGATAACCGTCAAAAGGTTGATCTTAATAACCCGCTTGCCCGGTTATTACGGTATTCCCCGAACCAGTACATGACCGCTCAGGAATTTCGAGAGTGCATGACCATGCAGCTGGCGTTTTACGGCAATGCGTATGCGCTGGTGGAGCGCAATGGCGCGGGCGACGTGATCAGCCTCTTGCCGTTAAATTCGGTCAACATGGACGTGCGGCTGGAAGGGAAGAAAATTGTTTACCGGTATAAGCGGGACTCGGAATACGCCAACTTTACGCAAAAAGATATTTTCCATCTTAAAGGATTCGGGTTTAACGGGTTAGTTGGCATGTCACCGATCGCCTTCGCGACAAAAACCGCTGGTGTTGCGGTGGCGATGGAAGACCAGCAACGCGAGTTTTACGCTAACGGTGCTAAATCCCCGAAGATTCTGTCAACAGGCGACAAGGTTTTAACGAAAGAGCAGCGCGATCAGCTTCAGGAGAACTTCAAAGAAATCGCCGGAGGTCCGGTTAAGAAACGCCTCTGGATCCTCGAGGCCGGATTTACCGCGCAGGATATCGGCGTCAGCCCACAGGATGCCGAGACAATGGCCTCCCGTAAATTTCAGGTTAGTGAGATTGCCCGCTTCTTCGGTGTGCCGCCTCATCTGGTGGGCGACGTTGAGAAATCTACCAGCTGGGGTACCGGCATTGAGCAGCAGAACCTGGGTTTTCTGCAATATACCCTTGAACCGTACCTTACCCGCTGGGAGCAGTCGATCTGGCGCTGGCTGGTGAAACCCTCAGATATTAGCCGTATTCACGCCGAACATAATCTTGACGGCTTACTGCGGGGCGATTCTGCTTCACGTGCAACCTTCATGACAACCCTGGTGAACAGCGGCCAGCGGACGGTGAATGAAATGCGGCGTCTGGATAACCTGCCGCCGCTACCTGGCGGAGACGTAGCGACGCGACAGTCGCAGAACGTGCCGATCACTGAATTAGGTAACAAGGACCCCGCAAATAGCGGGGTTTAGTCTTTATGGGGGTAGCGATGCGCAGCATCAATAAAACACTCGCCTTTGATCAGGCGGAAATCAAGTTTTCCGGCGACGGTAAGTTGGGCATTTTTGAAGGCTACGCATCGGTGTTCAACAACACGGATTCGGACGGCGACATTATTTTGCCGGGTGCGTTTAAAAACGCGCTGACGAACCAGACCCGCAAGGTGGCGATGTTCTACAACCACCGAACATGGGAGATGCCGGTCGGTAAATGGGAAAACCTTGAAGAAGACAGCAAAGGCCTGTTGGTTCGAGGCGTACTTACCCCCGGACATTCTCAGGCCAATGACCTGAAGGCGGCGATGCAGCACGGCACCGTTGAAGGCATGTCGGTTGGATTCAGCGCGTCGAAAGATGATTACAGCCTCGGCACGTCCGGGCGGATCTTTAAAAACGTGGCGGCGCTGCGTGAAATCAGTATCTGTACCTTCCCGGCCAACGAGCTTGCCGGGGTTTCATCCCTGAAGAGTATCGACGGCGTAGAAAGCATTCGTGATGCGGAAGAGTGGCTGAGGGACTCAGTTGGCCTATCCAAATCAGAAGCACAGGGCTTTATCGCCCGCATTAAGTCTGCTGTTCGGAGCGAGTCCGAAGGCGACTCAAAAGACCTCACTGCTCTCATCGAGCGAATTAAAAACTACTCCCCACTTTTGTCAGGAAAATAAATATGTCTGAATTAGCTGATATTCAAAAGGCCATTGAAGAGTCCCAGAAAAACGTGACTCAGTTGTTCGAAGCGCAGAAACAAGAAATCGAAGCCACCGGCAAGATCTCAAAACAGCTGCAGGATGATTTGGTCAAGGTTCAAGATGAGCTGAAAACCGCCGGTACCCGCCTGTTTGATATGGAACAGAAATTCACCTCTGGCGCTGAAAATCCGGGAGATAAGAAATCTTTCTCTGAGCGCGCCGCAGAAGAATTGGTGAAATCATGGAATGGCAGCAAAGGCAGCTTCGATGCTCAGACTTTCAATAAGTCTCTGGGCAGCGATTCAGCCTCTGCCGGCACCCTGATCCAGCCGATGCAAGTACCGGGCATTATCATGCCGGGCCAGCGACGTCTGGTCATCCGTGACCTTCTGGCTCAAGGTCGAATCTCCAGTAACTCACTGGAATACGTCCGCGAAGAGCTGTTCACCAACAACGCCAAAACGGTTGCAGAAAAAGCGCTGAAACCTGAGTCCGATATCACCTTCAGCAAACAAACGGCAAACGTTAAAACCGTTGCCCACTGGATCCAGGCATCGCGTCAGGTGATGGATGATGCGCCGATGCTGCAGTCTTATGTCAACAACCGCCTGATGTACGGTCTGGCGCTGAAAGAAGAAGACATGCTGTTGAATGGTGACGGCACCGGCGACGACCTGGACGGCATCAACCATGTGGCAACGGCCTATGACCAGACGCTGAACGAAACCGGTGATACCCGCGCGGACCTGATTGCACACGCTATTTATCAGGTCACCGAGTCAGAATTTAGTGCGTCAGGCATTATCCTGAACCCACGCGACTGGCACGGTATTGCGCTGCTGAAAGACAACGAAGGGCGCTATATCTTCGGCGGCCCACAGGCATTCACCAGCAATGTGATGTGGGGGCTGCCGGTAGTACCGACACGCGCGCAGGTTCAAGGCACCTTCACCGTGGGCGGCTTCGATATGGCGTCGCAGGTTTGGGATCGTATGGATGCCAGCATTGAAGTAAGCCGCGAAGACCGCGATAACTTCGTTAAAAACATGCTGACCATCCTGTGCGAAGAGCGTCTGGCGCTGGCGCATTACCGTCCGAAGGCGCTGATCAAAGGTACTTTCCAGCAAACCACTTAATCAGGGGAGGGGGCGGCAGGCCCGCCCCGATTTTCGATGACGATTAAAGTGACGGACGTTGTGCCGATTGAAGAGCTTCGGCAGCACATCGAATTTGATGGCGATGATCGCGACGCGCTGATCACCCGCTATGCACAAAGCGCGCTCGATTACTGTCTTCGCTGGTGTGATGATCCCGCATGGAAGGTTGCTGAAGATATTCCTCAGCCCGTTGTTATGGCGATGCTTTTGGTCTTTGGCGACCTGTTTGAGCATCGAACCAGCCAGACAGAGGTGCAACTTTACGCCAACCGCGCAGCTGAAAGCCTGATGTGGCATTGCCGCAACTGGGAAAATGTGACGCCTGCCAGCGAGGAGACGACGTAATGGAACCTGGCCGCTTCAGACATCGAGTCACTATTCAGAATTTCACCACGATCAGAACGCCATCAGGTCAACCCACTGAGGCGTGGGCGGATGTGGCCACGGTCTCAGCAGAGGTTAAAGCGATTTCTGGCCGGGAGTTTATTGCCTCCGGCGCTGAGCTGGGAGAGGCAACCGTTAGGGTGTGGATGAGATATCGAAATGACGTTAAATCTACGTCTCGGTTGTTGTTTCGCGGGGAAATCTACGAAATTAAATCGCCGCCGATCCCTGATGCAAGATTTACCCGGTTGGAAATTCTCTGCGGGAATGGGGTGAAGCAATGATCGGAGCCAATCTGGATTTTAGCGATCTTCTCAATTTGGCGGAGGATTTGGCCGTTCTGAGCAAAGCCGAAACCAAAAGGGTGCTCAATCAGGCCGCGCGGGCTGGCGCTGAAGTGATACGTGATGCCGTTGCAGAAGGTGCGCCGAAACGCACCGGGAAGCTGGCACGTAATATCGTCGTGGTGAGCCGTAAGTCAGGACCGGGTGAAGCGGTGGCCGGTGTTCATATTCGCGGTACCAATCCCAACGGAACGAACAGCGATAACACAACCAAGGGTGCCAGCCGTAATAACGCCTTTTACTGGCGCTTCATCGAGCTGGGCACATCAAAGATGCCCGCGAATCCTTTCGTTCGCCCTGCCTACGATACCAATCAGGAATTGGCGGCTCAGGCCGGGTTTGATGAGCTGAACAAGGCCATTGATGAGGTATTGTCAAAATGACCGAAGCCGATATTTACCCTCTGATCGGCGGGCTGTGCACCGGTAGAGTTTTTCCCTATGTCGCGCCGCAGGGCACCGTTGCGCCGTGGCTGGTGTTCAGCCTGCCGTCAGATAATGAGGATGACGTCATGTGCGGGCAGTCCGGGGCGTCGTCGAACTCCGTCCAGATTGACGTTTATGCCACAACGATAGACGAGGCAACGGCTATCCGGGCTCAGGCCAAAGAAGCGCTCAAGCCATTGATGCCAACCTCCCTCATGGGTACAAAGGGTTACGAATCTGACACCGGCTTATACCGGGCGACGATCGAAGTTCAAATCTGGGAATAGTTTCACTCACCCCAATCAGCCGCCTCCGGGCGGTTTTTTTATGTCTGGAGATCATCACATGGTCAGTAAGTACGAAAAAACGCAGGGAACACTCGTCAGTATTTCCAGCGCGCCGGCGACCGCACCAAATCCCGTTGGCGCTACCTGGATTGATGCCCAATGCGCGACGAAGGAAATCAGCTACACCGGCGGCCAGAAGTCAGATATTGACGTGACCACGCTGTGCTCAACCGAACAGGAACAGACAAACGGTCTGGCTGCACCCGCTGAAATGACGCTTTCCCGCAACTGGGCTGGCAGCGAAGCCGCGCAGGAAGCGCTGCAAACGGCATACGACAACGACGAGATCCGCGCGATTAAAGTCGTTTTCCCGTCAGGCAACGGCTTTGCCTATCTCTGCGAAGTTCGCCAGAACTCATGGAGCGCATCGACGTCCGGCGTGGTCACCGCGTCGTACACGCTGCGCATCAAGGGCAAGCCTGAGCGTATCCGTCCGGCAACAACCTAAGCGGCTTCGGCCGCTTTTTTATTACCTGAAACTTACCGGGGAAATTAATGAGCAAAGTTAAATCGGCCGTATCACTTCGCACGCTGGCGCTGGCGCCGCTATCGGGTTTTCGTAAGAAAGTTGTGACCGTTCCTGAATGGGGCGATGCAGCCGTGACGATCCGCGAGCCCTCTTCTAAGGGATGGATTGAATGGCAACAGGTCATCAGCCCCGAAGTGCCGGAAGGCCAGGAGCCGGTAAAAATGACACCGGCGCAGACCGTTCACCGCAACATGCAGGCCGACGTCATTCTCTTTATCGATGTGCTGTTAGACGAGAACGACCAGCCAGTCTTCAAAGAGGAAGATCGGGCGCAGGTCGAAAAGATTTACGGTCCGGTGCATTCCCGTTTGCTTAAGCAGGCGCTGGAACTTAGCACCACGGCGGAAGCCGCTGAAAAAAAGTCAGAGAGCCCGGCACCTTCTTCTTAATGACGCTGGCGCTCAGGCTGGGACGCACGTTGCATGAGCTGAAAAATACACTTCCCGCCAGTGAGCTGAAGTTGTGGATGGAGTTTGACCGCATCAGCCCGATCGGGGACCGGCGCGCCGATCTGCATGCCGCACAAATCACCGCCGCCGTATTCAACGCTCAGGGCGGTAAGGTCAGTCTTGATGATGCCCTGCTTCAGTGGGAGGAGGCCGAAGTGGAAACAGAAGAAAACGGCCTCGAAGGATTCCTCGGCAAGCTTGCAGATTAACACCCGCTCCGGCGGGTTTTTTTATGGGTGAAATATGGCAACGCTGCGCGAACTAATTATTAAAATCTCTGCTAATTCCACGTCGTTTCAAAGTGAAATAGCCCGCGCCTCGCGTATGGGTGAAAACTATTACAGAACGATGGAGCAGGGAAGCCGCAGGGCAGAGTCCGCATCGCGTCAAAGCCAGCGCGCAATCGCCGACCTTAACGGCCAGTTATCGGGCATCAGCGATACTGCCAAAGATATGGCGGGGATTTTCGCCGGAGCATTCGCCACCGGCCACCTGATCAATCTTGCCGACGAATGGAATCAGGTTAATGCCCGTTTAAAACAGGCATCTCAATCGACAGAAGATTTCAGCAATAACCAAAAAGCGCTGATGGCCATTAGCCAGGTGACGGGCACGGCCTTCGGGGATAACGCCAGCCTGTTTGCGCGCTCTGCTGCATCGATGCGCGAATTCGGGTATTCCTCGCAGGACGTTTTGAAAATCACCGAGTCAGTTTCGACCGGATTAAAGCTGTCCGGGGCAAGCGCGGAAGAAAGCAGCTCTGTTATTACACAGTTCAGCCAAGCGTTAGCGCAGGGCGTTCTGCGCGGCGAAGAATTCAACGCTGTGAACGAGGCGGGCGATCGTGTGATCCGCGCCCTGGCTGCGGGCATGGGCGTTGCCAGAAAAGATTTAAAGGCAATGGCCGATCAGGGCCAGCTCACGATAGACAAAGTGGTGCCCGCGCTCATCAGCCAGCTCGGCACGTTGCGCGGAGAGTTTGCCAGCCTCCCGGCGTCTGTCAGCGGGTCAGTAACGAAAGTTGAAAACGCCTTTCAGGCATGGGTTGGTGCGCAGAATCAGGCAACCGGCGTCACCGCTTCACTGAGCGGTCTGCTGGACGGTCTCGCGAACAACATGGATCAGGTCGCCTCTACTCTCGGCGTTCTGGTGGGTATTGGCGCGGCGCGCTTCTTTGGCAACATGGCGTCAGGCGTCGGTACAGCCACGACGCAAATGATCGCAGCGCAGCGGGCTGAAGTTGCTCTGGCTGCTGCACAGGTTCGCGGCACGCAGATTTCCACAGCCCGCGCCCGTGCAACAGTTTACCGAGCTCAGCAAGCTAAGGCAGCAGCCGTTAGCGCTGACCAACAAGCCGCAGCAGAGAGAAGATTAACGGCTGCACAAGCTCAACTAACAAGAAATATGGCTGCCCGCGAGGCAGCGCAGACCCGTCTCAACTCAATTTCATCGATAGGTGCTCGTCTCGGGAGTGGCCTTTTAGGCGCGGTTGGAGGAATACCGGGTATTGTTTTAGGGATCGGCGCTGCATGGCTTTATACATCGCAGCAAAATGAACAGGCGAGAAGAGAGGCCCAAGAATACGGTAAGGCTATTGAAGATATTAGGCAAAAAACCAAATCAATGGGCCTTACCGATGCATCAGATAATATCCCTAAAGCACAATCTGCCTTTGCGGAACAAAATAGACTCATTGAGGAACAGAGTAAGAAAGTTAAATCTCTTCAAGGCGACATAAATACATTAAATGAGGCTCGTAATAACCCTTCATATAGTGGCTATGTTAAAGATACCGATTTAATTAGTTCGGTAACAGCTGTAACAGCAAAGCTTGCGGTTGAGCAAGAACGTCTTAATCAGATGCAATCAAAGTCTGACGAAATTCAGTCTGTTTTGGCTGGTTTGGAATATCGCCGCATTGAATTAATTCGGCAGCAGGCCGCCGAGCAAAATACCGCTTATCAGTCCCTGTTGATGATGAACGGCCAGCATACTGAATTTAACCGCCTTCTCTCCCTGGGTAACACGTTGTTGCAGTCCCGCGCCGGTCTGGTCAATTCGCCGATGCGCGTGCCGCAGGCAGAAGTTTCAACCAAGGATCAGCAGAGCTTACAGCAGAGGCAGCAGCAGGCTGAGCTAGCAGGCCTGACCGGTCTGTCGAAAGTACGCAAGCAGGCGCAGTTTGATTTGGAGAAAATGGGGAAAACTGGCGCGGAAAATGCCACGTACTCCATCCAGTACACCAAAGCCTTAGAAGACGAATACAACAATACCCAGCGGTTAGCTGATGCCAAAAAAGGCGCGAGTGCCGCAACCAAAGAGCAGAACAAAGCCGAGCGGGAAGCCGCGGCGCAGGCTGAGCAGTACACGCGAAAGATGGCCGATCTGAGTGTGGCGATTGAGGTGCAGAGGGTCAGAGCGACTGAGGGTGAAAAGGCGTCCGAACTTTACGCTGCGTCTCACCAGACCGGTACCAAATGGACGGAAGCGCAAATCAAGGCGATCCGCGAATCATCTGAAGAACTGGCGAAGTGGAATCAGAAAGCGGATGAAACGGTCAGAAAGCAGCGTGAGCAGGCCGACGCGCTGAAAGACCTCACGGACGCTGCCAGAAAATACCGCGACGAAACCGCACTCACAACGGAGACGGCTGGCCTCAGTGACCGTCAGCGTTCTCGGTTTGATGAAACGCAGCAGGTTAACCGGGTTTTCGCCAAAACCGACCAGGGCGCAGCTGCTATCTCAGCACGCAACGCTGCACTGACAGAACTGGACAATAAGTATAAGGCAACGGCGGCAGCTGAAGCTGACTGGATGTCCGGCGCTTCTCGGGGTTACAGCAACTGGCTGGAAGAAATCAGTAACGTGTCCGGCACTGTTTCCGATGGTGTTAAAGCCACGATGGATAGCGCCTTCTCAAATGTGACCTCCATGCTCGAAGGCAACAAAGTCAGCTGGAAGTCATGGGGCGTTTCTGTTCTGCAGATCATCGAGAAAGTGGCGCTCCAGATGGCGGCGGTGAGCCTGATGGGCGGAAGCAGTGGCAGTTCAGCGTGGGGAGGCCTTTTGGGTACGATTGCCGGTGGCGCGGCCAGTTACTTTGGCGGCGGTGCCGCGGCATCCTCCTCAAATGCATTTTCCTCAGGTTCTTACAGCAATCTCTCGTTCAATGCGAAAGGCGGCGTTTACGACTCCCCATCCCTGAGCTCTTTCAGTAACGGGGTATACAGCTCACCCACTATGTTCGCCTTTGCGAAAGGTGCGGGCGTATTTGGTGAAGCGGGGCCAGAAGCGATCATGCCACTGACTCGCGCTGCAGATGGCTCATTGGGTGTCAGGGCGCTGGGTTCAGGCGGTTCAGGATCAGGCGGTGCCCCGCAGGTTTACATCACGATAGACAGCAGCGGCAATGCCAGTACGGAATCCTCGGGCGGCTGGGAACAGTTCGGCACGCAGATCGCCAACTATGTAAACCAGTTATATCAGCAGAACAAGGCGAAGGATTTGCGCCCGGGCGGCGACATCTGGAACGCAATGAAAAACAGCAGGTGATCATGGCTATTCAAACATTCACGTGGTGCCCACGCTTAAATGCCGAAGCCGATACTACATTTCGAACCAGGAAGGTGCAGTTCGGCGACGGATATA